CCTCGTTGATGCTTTGGAAAAGCTCGACCGCGGGAGCGTCGTCGACAAAGACCCATTGCCCCTTCTTGTCCTGTGTTTCGACTCTGAGGGGAACGCTCTGGACCGCCGTAATTATCTCAGACACAGAACGGAACGCCCACGCCGAAGTCGACATCGCGCGGCTGGCGCTGTAGCGGGTTTGATCGGAAGGCGTTATGCCGAGCATCGATTCCCAAGTATTTATGACTGGAGCGCCCGTGTCCGCCTGGGCGGTATCGATCGAGTCTATCTCGACGGGGATCTGTGTCGGGCGGCCGTTGCCGAAAGACAGCCCGTAGAAGCCCTTCTTTGTTTGGATGCCTATGTCCATTCGCTGCCTCTCCTAGTATATCTGGGGGCCGACCTTGCCTGACAATTCGAGTAGCAACTGAGTGACGGAATCGGTTATATCATCATGCGTCGCTTTCGGGAACGCTCCAAGCTCGTCGAGGAAAACGGTATTGACCCAGACCTTCCCGTTGATAGGCATCGGCAAGAACACGAGCCCCTCTTCCACGATCCCTGTGGTGAGGTTAGCGCGGTACACCTTCGAGCCTGACGGCGTGATCGGGACAATGGGGAGCCCTTTCTTTCGAGCCTTATCGGGCCGGCTTAGTTCTTGCACAAGCTGTGTCCCCGATGCTTTCTTTTCGATAAGGATTTTGTCAGGTCCGTATAGCTCCCAATTCTCGATCACGGCTCTTTTCAACTCCGGATACTCGACTTGCTCCCGAAACATATCGAGAAGATAATAGCAAAGGAACGGGCCGTCCTCCCAAGGGAAATCCCACTCGGCTTCGAGCCATGTCGTTCCGACCGTGAAATCGGCTGTCTGATTCTCTTCGAGCGCGGTATCCCAAGACGAGACAATGCGACGCCAGCATTCCTTGGGCGGTAGCGCATCGTAGAACTTCCACCACTCATACCGGAAGATGTTACCCTCGGCCGCCTCGGGCCGCTGCTGATACACGCCAGCCCATACTTGCCGCTCATGGTTCCCCTTGGCGAGTCGCAGCTTGTTAAGGAACGCCCAGGACTTGCGGTCAGGATTCAGAGGCGCGTCGATCTCTCGTCCGATCGGATCGTCCTCATTCTCGGCCAACGCGGGAACGACCATGCTCTCCCATTCGTCCATATGCCCGCCTTCATTCTCTGGGCGCATGAGATAACCCGTCAGGTCGTTCCGATGCCAGCGGGTCATGAGGACAATGATCGAGGCTCCCGGCTCGGCTCTCGGATAGAAAGTAGAGTTGAACCACTCGACGACGTTCTCATGATAGGCGGCGGACTGAGCTTGTTTCCAATCCTTGACGATATCGTCGATAAGCCCGAGATGATAGCCCCATCCAGTGATTCCGCCGTCAACGCCAGAGGATAGCATGCCCCCCCCTGTCTCCAGTTCCCATTGAGCGCCGGACTTGCTGTCGGCGGAAAGCTTGATCTGGAGCGCGGCCTGATTCTGAGCGATCGTGTTTCGAGTCATGCGCCCGTATCGAGCGGCGAGAATAGCGCCATAGGACGCAAGCATAATGTTATGAGTCGGATTCTCGGAGAGATACCATGTCGGCGTCCAGTGAGAGATCGCCAAGGACTTGCCATGGCGGGGCGGCATGTTGATTATCAGGCGTCCATCTGGGGTCCGGACACATTCAACGATCTTGTCGGAGAGCTTGACGAGGTACTCGTAAGGTATCCACTTCCCGCGGCTAAGCTTCTCGGCCATAGTCGCCGGCGTCGCTCTCCATGGGTCATCGCATCTCAGGAGCCCGGCGAGAACGTCGTCGACCATCGAGAAACCGATCGAGTTGATTTCAGTTGCTACTGGCATCGGCCTGGCTTTCGAGAATGGCTTCCAACTCTCCGCATACGAGACGGCGCGTCGGAGCGTCGGATACATGATTGCGGATAGCGTCGATCACCCGCTGGACAACGAGCGTAATCTGAGTCTTGACCTCGCCGGTAATCTCCATGCGTGAATCCGGATCGCCGACCATGAATTGCTTTAGCCGGAGTATCTTGTCGGCGTCGGCTGGAGTCGCTTGGAAGATGTCCGAGGGAGGCTCAGGGAAGTCGGTCTCGGCCCGTTCACCTTCCGGAAGGCTCGCCCATTCTTGGACGCTCTCCTGGTAGGCCCGCTTCGCCTGGAGGCGGCTGTCAAGATCGCCAAGGACTCCATCGCAGATGCTATCAAGCATTTTGATGTCCTTGACTTTCTTCTTGGCGGCGGCTCTTACTGCCCGATGAAGTGATTCTGACGCTACTCTATCGTGATAGTCCTCACGCTTTTCGAGCCAGCCTTCGCGGACGGATCGATCGCCTATTGTGCCATAGGGAACGCCATGCTTTTCGGAGGTTGTTTTGAGGGAGGGTGAGTCAGGGTTGGTGATATAATCTTGCCGTGCGGCGTCCATCTTTTCGGTTGACATTCCGCGCGTTGTCATCCAGTATCTTTCGTTGTCGGCCGAATGCAGGGCGGGAGGCTGGTCGCCTTTCCGTTCGGCCAGCCTCCCTAGAAGATTCGCGATCTCATGTTTGGATTATACGCGGACGAAAATTAATTTGTCAAGTTTTGCTCATTCGAGACACCTTCCAAATTATGAGGGAACTGGCAAAGGGTGCACTTGTAGGCGCTCCCCCAAATCGGAGCCGCCCCTTGCAAAATCGGATTTCAGGCGCTTGCATCGCATAGTCGTGCCACCATCCAACATCTGTGCGCGATGGTATGAGCATCACAACCGTTTTGCCCTTCTTGTGCTCCGCCTGTGCCTTCTGGCACCATGCGAGGATATTGTCGTAAGGCGGATTGACAAAGTTAGATTTTCCCCATTCGACCATAAGGCCGTCAAAGTCTGGGTCTGGAGGGCAGGGGTCGAAATCGAAATGGAATTCGGCGTCCAAGCATTCATACAACTCTTCTGGCGTTCTCCATCGCTGGTCGAGGCTCGTAAAGAGCGCAGAGCCTTTGCAAAATGGCGACCGGGGCTTTATTTCTTGTCCGAAGAGGTCTTTCTCATTTGCCCCTTTGAACGTCCCGACAATTTCGGGCGGGACTCCGAACGCCTCGCAGATTTCCTCACGTTCCATCTTTTTCACGTTGTGACATGAGCCGATTCGATCTTCAAAAACGCTGTGATGATACTCCTTGCATTTTGAGCAATACCATTCGAAGCCCTTTTCACATCCTGGCGGCAATCCCATCTCTCCCCTCCCGTCACAGATTGACTTTCGCGATTGTTATGATGAAGCCCACGGCGGCGCAGACTAGAGCGATCGTAGCGACGTCGAGCCACAAGGGAGCCCATTCAAAAAACATCTTGATTCCGAGGACGGCCCCGGCAGGTACAAAAACGACTATCGCCCCAAGGATCGTCAAGGCCGCTGCCAGCGCAATGGCAAGACCTGCAATGCCGAGCTTTCTCGCAAGGGCGGCTCTCATTCCTCCCTCCTGCCCTTCGCCAACTTCAATGCGGCTTGGTAGGCGTCGAGTTCGCTTGGGAATTCTCCCCAAATCTCCTGCTTTGTCAAGACGGCCGCATATATATGTCGATAGGGCTTGCCGGGCCTGTATTGGCCGCCAGGTAATACGCTACACTCGTATCCCATCCCGCCAACTCTTCCTTGATCTCGGCAAGGGTTTTTGCACTCATCTTGGGTCTCCCTTCTCTCCGAGGGCGTGCAACTTCTTTGTCGTCTCTCTGGCCCCCTCACCATTAAGAATGTCTAGCCGTACTTCATTAATTCCCTTTCGCAGCCTCTCACATTCCTCACATTCGCCCTTGGCCGCGCTGTCGAGGGCGGATTTGCAGATATGGATGCGGCTTTTGATCGGGACAATTAACTCATTGTGGTGCTTATCTAAGAGGACGACAAGCCTTTCAAGCCAATCGTTTTGACTCTCCACCGCATCCCGCAGCTTGTCGCGCTCGTCGGTGAGGGCTTCGATCCTGTGATCCTTGCTTATCAATGGACTACAGATACAATCCTTCCTATCTCGCAAGTCTTCATTAACCTTCTTCAACTCCGCGATCTCTTCATCCTTGGCGGCGATCAATTCGGCTTGCGTTTCACATCTAGGGCAATAGCTAGATACGGAAGAGGTCCGCTCGGAGCCCTGGAGCGCCGCTTTAGTACACTCCGCGGAGTCACAAGCATATGCGCCTGTCCGATCGTTATGCATCCAGTCGTCGGACTCCAGGATTATTTCTTTGCCGCAATGCTCACAGTTGACCTTGTGCGGGATCGGCGATTCGTTCTCTTCCTTGTCGAGCATGTCCGACTCCCCTTCCCGGAGGAGCATCTGACCGGCGCATTCGTTATAGAAGCAATAGTAGGCGCAAGTCCGATCGTTCCGAATCCAGTCATCGAATGGGAGATGGATAATTCTTTCACAGAGTCCGCAAGGGACATCGTCACAACAGACTCCTGTGTCGTCCCCGCTTCGCGTGAAGCCCTCTGGCATATCGGGCAGTTCCCGTCTTTTATCTTCGTTTTCAGTCATGGCTTTCCCCCCGCTGCGATTCCGGACTACATCTTGAATTTGGTGTCCTTCGGAATCTGCTTATTCTTTTGCCAATCACGCTCCTTAACATCTTCCCAGGTGTCTTTGATGATGGACTGCAGGTCGAAGCCGCGATAGTTGCAGTAGGACATGAGATAGATCACAATGTCGCCTATGGCATCCTTCGCATTCTCGATATGGTCCTCGTCGACCCGGATACCCTGGGTTTCCTTTAGGTCGGCATGGGCCAGTTCGCCAATTTCTTCGACAATGCCCTTAAATGCTTCGTTGGCGCCAGAGCCGGGGAAGTTGTATTCTTGCCATTTTTTTTGTTCATCCTGTATTCTTGCTATCATTATGGCGCTTCCCTCCGTTGTGGTTCCCGAAACTTTAGCCCCAACTCGCGGAAGATGTCTTGCTCGCATCTTATCGGGAGCGTCTCGCCGGCGCGCGTCAGATAGCCGGACGCCTTTAGCTGCATCCCCCTCCGCTTTGCGAGCGTCGCCAGATACCGATTAAATGAGGCCGAGCCCGTGCGGACAAGAATTATCATCGGCCAAATCTCGACCGTCGCAACGGATATCTGGACGGGGACCATGCTCCATCGCGTCTTGATTATCTTCTCGCCGCCTGTCGGTTTCATCATTCGCTGTCTGTTTTCCATCCAGACTTTGAGCAAGCCGAAGCCCGCTCCCTTCCAGATAACGACCAGATCGATATCATGCACCTGCTTTTTCTGTCGCCGGATTGAGCCCGCGATCTCGATCCTCTCGCAGTAGGGGCTCAGAAGCTTGACAAACTCCATCGCCTTAGCTCTCGCCTCTTCGAGAGTCCACCATTCGCCGGTTGACATTAGAATTCCACCCCCTCTTCGATCTTTGCCCCAATAAAATGCAAGTAGGCGTCCGCATGCTCGCCGGCAAGTTCCTTGTCCCAGAAGAGCTTTCCGAAAGTAATCCTCGGATGCCCCATGCCGGCCGATCTTTTGCGGGCCGTGATTATCACGCGGATACGGACGCCGCCCCTCACTTCGACCTCTTGCAGAGAGAGCCGGAAGCCGCGCTTCTTGATTTGTGTCTGCCAATATTTAACGCCCATCTTTTCCCTCCGTATCAAACAACGTATCCTGCCCTTGTTTTCCACATTCGGCATATTCTGCGTCTTGGACGACATTGCATTTGAGACACATCCGGGTCCATGAACCTTTGATGCCGACAGAGCCCGACCCGCCGCATTCGGGACAACGCCAGGGGGCAACTTTGAGATAATAGGTCTTTGGATATTTGCCTTTTGCTTTCATGACTCAAATAGCGTTCCTTGCCCTTGCTCCAGTTCTTTGACTGTGAGGCCCTTGCGCGCCGCCTCGATGCGCTTATTCGCGAGATCGCAATATTCCTGATTGATCTCGAAGCCGAGAAAACGTCGGCCAAGCTGCACCGCCGCCACGCCCGTTGTGCCGGAGCCCATGAACGGATCGAGGATGATGTCGGTGGGGTCTGTGCATCTGCGAACTATCCAGAGCATGGCTTCTATCGGCTTTGGGCTTGGGTGGTCCGGTTTTTCCCCCACAACAGAGAACGCAAAGGCGTTTGGCCCCTGTCGCGGCTTATCTCCGGCGACGACTACTGCCAGCCAGTTTCCGAAGCCTAGCGGCCCCCGCGTCATGCCATTTAGATTGCGCCCCGCCATCACGTCTAAGAAATCATGCCCCACAAGAGCGATGCTATTTTTTAATCCACAAGAGCCGGTAACAATAACGCTGGTTTTTGACGATTGCCGCGCAAGCGGATACCACGCCGTCGGAAATTCCGTATCCCACGCCGCCTTTCCACACCCATATTGCGGGTCTGTAATGACAACCGTTGACCCATCCGGCAACAGCGGCAACGCCTCCAGCGCGTCCACGCAATGGACTTTGTTCAACTCAAATGGGCCTAGCTTCTCATTCATGGCATTCCCTTTTCAGTGACATCATAGTTCGCCCTCGATATCTCCGGATAGAATATCAATGTGATATCTGTCTTCGGTGTCCAGGTCCAGACCTTCCGACAAGACGCCTTGAAGATCCTGCTATCGTTTGTGAATGCGATCCCCTCGAGAGCGTCCCCGACATTTTTCATTATGTTGTCCGCGTCCGGGATCTGCGCGAACGGGATCGTCCCCTCTTCCGCTCTAGCCTTCCACCATTGAGGCTTGCCGGCCGGAATCTGAAAGCCCGCGACGATATCCATCTCGACTGGCCCATCATGCGGAAGATATTTCTCGGCGTCGCTCGCCTCGAAGACGGTAGCGCGGAATTTGTCCTTTATCTCCGAACGCCAAGTGCGCCCCCCCTTGTCGGCTATCTTCCGGGTCTGCCCTGTCGCCGGATCTATGTAATCTGCGACGCGCTTCCACGATATAGGCTTACCATAGACCGTGAATGACAATACCAGGATCGGCTCAATCAACATGCCCATCGCTTATCCTCCGATCTTCCCCCTCCATGCTGTGATAGCGCAGACTCCCAAGCCGAGAGGCGAGGCGGGGATCGAGTTCCTCGAAGTCTGTCAGTGAAAGATTAGTTGTGATGATCGTCAGCTTTAGATTATCGATCCGCTTGTTGACGAGCACATAGAGGCTCTGTGCGGTCCACTCTGTTTGTTTTTCCGCGCCCAGGTCGTCAAGCACAAGAAGTGATATCTCGGCGAGCGATTCCATCGACACGCCCCCTGCCTCTTTTCGGATTCCGCGGCGAAGTGAATCAAGAAGCTCAGGCACGTTCCCCCAGGCTATCCCGCAACTACCGATCTTCTCGCACAGAAGTCTCTTTGGTTCGTCTCGCAGCCATGAATATACCATCTGCTTTATGCAAAATTCTGAGAGAAGCTCGACAACAAGGGCCGCCGCCATGTGAGTTTTGCCGACTCCTGGGGTTCCCGTTATAAACATCCCTTGATCGTTCATTCCCGGAACTTCACCGATGAAATCAGATATCCGCGCTTCGTGATATCTCACAGGAACGCCGATGATCTTCAAGAAATCCTCAGTGTAGACTCTTGGGATATCATCTTCCATCCCATTTCCCCCTATTGGGCTTTGGTCCCGTGGGGGCTTTTGATTTGCTTGTCCCATACTGTCCTCCCGCGAGCTTCGCTAGTTGGCTCTCGAATACGGCCATTGAGTAGCCCGCTTTTTCTGTGAAGTCGTCCGGCTCAGTAAAAAATGTCTTGGCATATCCGGCGAGTATCTCGGCTCCATGAGCTTTCAGAAGCCTCTTGGTAATCGCGCCGTCTTTCTTGTTTGAGAATGGATACTTATTCTCGCATTTCTGTAAGAAGTGAGCGCAGTAATAATCAACGAATCTTTGATGGTCACTTTTGGTCTTTGCAACCTCTGAAAATTCAAGTTGAAAAATCTCTTTCTCGTAAGGTAAAGCTTTAGCTTTATCCTTATACTTTCTTTCCTTTCTTTTGTTGTTCCCGTTTTCGGGAACACTTTTGTTCCCGTTTTCGGGAACACCTGAGTGATTCCTTTTCTGAGGCTTTCCTTTTATCCATAGCTCGGAACGCTTTTGAAATCCCCATGTTATAGACAGCCTGTTCCTGTTTTCGGGAACATCACTGTTCCCGTCCTTGGGAACAGTCCTACCCTTAACTCTTTTGCGGGTAACGATTTTGCGATCTGTAAGGTCTGAGAGGATTTCCTGGATGTGATTGCGTGATATTCCGGTCGCATCGGCGAACTGAGAGAGGCTGATTTCATCCTCTTTTTTGCCCCATCCGTAGGTCTTCCGAATGAGCGCTAAACAGACTCGAAACTCTCTCCCGCTAAGTTTCATTTTTGACAGAGCGTCAAGAATATCATTCGCTATTCGAGTGTATCCGTCTTCGAGTTGCGGCCCCATTAACCACTCCCTGCAACGCTACGAGGGGAGCCCGAAGGCCGAGCCCCCCCTATCCTCTGTTTAGATTGGTAAGTCTCCCTGAGAGGCATCCGCAGCGACGTTCTCGATTGCTACCGTCGCGGCTGCCCGCGCTGCCTTCCAGTCTGCTTTCGTGTATTTGTGAAGAGGCTTGTCAACTGCTTGCTCGATCGCTCCCCCGGCGATTTTCAAATAGCGAGTCGCTATCTCGATCGCATCCGGATGAAGCGAGGCAATGTCGGCGATCGTCTTCACTTTGAAACATGCTCCTAAAAGAGTGTCTCTGTAGGCGTCTTGCTCTGCCCTATCTTCGAGAACATCAACCCATTCCGCAAGGCGCGCCTGGGCTTCAAAGACAAGGCTTTGCAAACGCTCTGCCGCGGTCTCTTCTTCGTCGCTAGTATTGTCACCCCCTGCATCCTCGGCCTTGTCATCGAGCGCCCCGAAGATGTCCCCGAATGAGTATGTCCTCTCTTTCAGGGAGTTGTGAGACGCGCGAAGCTCGACGATGTCTCGCGGGGTCCACTTGTTGACTGGCGCTCCGCGTTCACGCTCTATGAGACGCTTTGTATCAGCCGCTTCATAGGGCGAAAATGTGTCAAGAGCTTTGATCGCTTTCGTCGCTCTCTCTTCTACTTCCCCCGGCTTGATAGCCTTCGACGCCGATGTCTCCGCTCTCTCGATCGCTTGCTCCCGTATCCAGCTTGGGACCGCGTTAAAAATCACGTTTCGCAAGGCTTTCGAGACGCCAATTTGGAAGATCACATCGAGGCGGCGGCCGGGATCTTTCTTGAATCCGCTACCGACATCCTGGTCTTTCCTTTGACGGAAAGGGCGAGTGATATTAAAGCCCGTTTCGTAATCCGTCCACTGGGCATACATCATCCAGTGATCGGGATATTCGTCGACCGCGATCCGGACCTCTGAGTTGCCGAATAGGCGCGCGATGCAAAGCGCAAGCCCGACGGTCCCGCCCATGACCCATCCATCGCCCTGTCGCCACTTGTAAAGGAACGCCTCGCCCGCGCTCTCTGCCTCTTCCAAGACAGCATGCGCAATCTGAGGGATGCTTCGAGGCTTCTGGACTGCGACGGCCGTTATGCGATCGCCCCGAATTTGCTGGAGCGCCGAGCCCCCCATGATTAAGTCTTTGATCGGGAGGTCCGTTATCGCCGGGACTCCGGAGAAGTCCGGAGACTCTTCGACAACCTCGCCCGTCTTCGTATCGACTGTTTCTTTTCCGTTTGACGCCATGCGTTATGCTCCCTTCTCTTTCTTTTTCTCGGCCGGCTTCTCAGTCGTGTCGAAGCTTCTTTGGCTCGGAAGGATGATTATATTCCCGTCCGCTTTGAGACCGAAAAGCTTCTCATTGTTATCCGCCGAAGACGGTATCTCGACCTTTGCGACAAAGCCGTTCGCGTTCGCGTATGAGACGAGCGTCCCCGCCACGCCGTCCGCGTCCATCTCGATCTCGCGCGCGAACTCTTCGACCGCTCCGTCGAGAAGCTCCCGGATGCAGTTGCTGAGGTCGATCGGGCGGAGTTGGTCGAGTTGCGGAACTTTCGCCGATGCTTTCGCCGTTAAACGCATCTCGCGTTCTCCCTTGCGGAGCTTCGCATAATGCGCCTGGAACTTTTCGAGAAACTTGTCGACGGCTTTTTTTAGCTGTACTTCTCTCATGGGCTCTCTCCGGTTTGTGGTTAAATGTTGTGAGTTGCGGGGCGCGTTTCTTGGAGCACCAACCATCGCCACTCCCTTGCATCATCGATGACAAGAAGGAACTCTTCGTCCTGTGTGGGCTCGCCCGAACAATGAGCATAAACCCTATAGGCTTTGCCCATAGTCATATCGATGGGGAGTTCCGCCCCGCGGTTCGCTTCCAGGTGCGCTTCGGGGAGCAACTCGACATCCATCCCCGGTACGTTTGATACTAGACTCATTTATTCACCTCCCTTCTTGGCGGATAATGGGGAGGAGGGGGAAGAGCCCGACGCAATGCTCGCGGCAATCGGGCGAGGGTGTGACCGCCAAGTCTGGACCCTCTTCTCTTCCCCATCCCATGACTCATATCATCCTTGCCGGCTCTTCATTGCCGACATACTTGCAAGTGGGAAAATACTCACAGAAACCGTCAGTACACCACCACGCCCCCCGATAAGACGGCGGAAACAGCCCCAGCCGAAGGGCTTGCAGGAAGTCCGCTATCCGAGCTTGGAGCCCCCTGTAATCGGCCTGGGTCGGGAGGTAGGACTGATGGAACCAATCGCTTGTCGTGGGATTCCCTGTCTTGCCTCGCCGCGTGACAAGCCAATATTGCTCGAAGTCGGCGGGCGGCTTTCCAAAATGCTGTTCGTATCCCATGGCATAGAAGACGCCCTGGAGGGAGTTCTTAGCTTCGCCTTCCTGGGGCTTCTTGCCGGATGTTTTCCAATCTCCGATCTTGCCGGCCGCGTCGATGTAGTCGACGACAAAGACTACCGGGATATCGAAGCCGAAACTCTCTTGGAATTTCTCTTCCGCGAAAACTGGGAGCACTCTCGGAGCGACCTCTTCGCGGTATAAAGTGACCGCTCGAAGCGCATCGTTGAAGCTCTCTTTCAGAATCCGCTTTTTGTCGGGGAGATCGTCCTTCGCAATGTAGACGCCTTCCTTTGTTCTCTCCCACCAGCTATCGCGCGCGGCGTCTTTGAGGTCATCGACCGGAAGGTCTGTGAAGGATCTGACTTTCTGTTTCGAGTTGACTTGCGCCGCCCTGTGGAAGCTCGTCCCCGCAATCATACTGGGTCCGCCCGGGAACTTTTCTTTTTGGAGATATTGCCGCTTGAACCTATACGGACACATCCCCCAGACGGTAAGCATGGATTGAGAAATTCGAGAGATCATCGCCGTTCCCTCTCTGCTGGTTTAGTTGAAAAGGTTTGCGGGCTCGATCCTGAAAAGATCACATATCAAAGCGACCTGGACAACATCGGGACAGGTTGCGCCGCTCTCCCATTTTATCCAGGTCGCGCGAGAGACGCCGATCTCGAAGGCCGCACTCTCTTGCGTATAGCCCCCATCTTCTCTCGCCGTTCTGAGTGCCTCTTTTTGGTATGAATATTTCATGCCCAAGATCATATCACGCCCTTTTCAGCTTGTCAAGTTTTGTCAACATTGGTGTCGGTCGCGGACTTTTCTGAGGGTCGGCGAGCTTGGAGCCAATTGTCAAATTTCCCCTTTCTTTCGGATGCCCATTGCGCGCACTCATTAGCCGTGGGGCGATCTTCCAGAGCGATTAAATCTAATGCCTCTATTGCCCGAAAACAATTAGGGCAATAGCCGCCCCCATGAGAAGCAAAACAATCACCCAGTATCTCATTTAGGAAAAACCAGACACGAGCCGAGTCAGTTGCGGACGGCTCGTCGGCCTCCCGAAACTTGACCTTGCCCCAGTCGATCGGCTCGAAGCCACCGCCTCCAGGCGGGGGAGCGTTCCCCCCGGGGCTGGCCGAGACCTTCACATCAGAATACTCCAGTGGGCCGCCGCCGGGACCGCCTGAGCCTTCGGGAGCGCTTCCCCCGCCTCCACCCTCAGTTATTGGAAATATGTCGTCAAGCTCTTGCAGAATGGCGCGAGCCTTCTTAATATGTTTGTCAACCGTGCGGCGATATTCTTTCACGGCATCGTTATACCCTTGGTCATAAACCTCTTGCCGTTCTGCAAGCCACCGCTCTTGCTTGTGTGTTAGTTCAGGCATGTCAATCGCCTCCCTTCTTGGTCTCCGCCCGATACTTCTTGGCGATCGCGACCGACGTTATTCCGGACTCGTTACAGATCGAGCAACCGATGCCCGCGCATCCGGGACAAAAGACAATGCTCTGGGGCGGAAGGTCGGCGAGGCAAGAGGCTTTGCCCCCAAGGATGTCTTCGCCGCGCTTAGTCGTGGAGCCCCATCCATCGGCGAGATCGCCCTTCCGGATCGAGAGGAGGGTCAACTGATAGACTTCGAGGCGAGTCCGTGCGCGATAGGGAACGCGCTTCTCGATGGATTCCGCAAACGCATTTATTATGGGCTGTCTTCCCATGGTCAACCTCCCTCCTGTGATTCTGAGGCTTTGGCCTCGGCCTCTAGCTCCTCGGTCCATTTGGTGGCGGCCTTTTCCTCGGCGATCTCTCGAGAGCGGATCTCGTCCTCGAAGGTTGTCCCCTTTAGCTGCGTCAGGGTGAGCGTCACAAACTCCGGGGTCTTCTCCGTGACGTGTATTCTCCAGACCCTCTCGCCCGGCTTGGGGATCGGCCGGCAGATCGTTATCATCGCGAGGGGGCGTCCCAGATCGTCGGTATCGTTATCGGTGATAGTGACTAGCCCGCCGCCCTTGGTTTCCACCTCTTCATACCGGAGCATCCCCTTGCGCGCCCGGCGACATTTCCACCAGCTTTTGATTCTTTCAAACATTCTACTTGTCCCCCTTCCTGTTTGCCATGGCCGCGCTTGCGACTCCGGCGAGCCCGACCAGCTTGTTGAGCGTGGCCTCGAAGGCTTTCTCCCATGTCTGAGACTCCGCCTCAGCATCTCGGATATCTGCCCGCAAGCTGTAAATGCGCTCTCTCTGGGCTTCGATCGCATGGAGTTGCTCTTCGATTGTGATCTCCCCGCGGCGCTCGGCTTGTTCGGAATCGAAAAGCGACTTCATCGCCGCGTTGACACGCTCTTCGAGCACACCCCCTACTATTGTGCTGGCATCAAGAATCCTATGGCATTCGTCTTGGTGAGAGCGGAGATCGAGATTCGCGCCCACCTTCATCTCCAACGCCGCCTCTTCCCCTTGCAGCGCCGTTATGAGTTCCGCCTTTGTCAGCTTGGCGAGATTTCGCCGAGGAGTCGGGGGCGCTGGCTGCATAATTGTGGCCTTGACCTTAATACAATCGTCCCTAGGCATGTGGTATCTCCCTTCCCTTTTGTTTGAATGCCTCAAAGCATTTCGAGTTGCAGAAATCGAGGATGTTATAAGGCTCGGCATGAGCGACAGGCTCGCCGAGGCCCCGCTTCCAGGGACCCACAGGGCAACACGCCTTATATGGCGTCCCCGCGATCAGGCTCTCGCAATTCGCGCAACGGAATTCGCTATACTCCGGCATGGGCTATCACTCCATTCTTGACGACATGTATTCTCTGTAGGCGTCTTGCTTGTATTGCTCTAAGAAATTCCATCCCGCGAAGCATCGTGAGTGGGCCTCCATTATCCCTTCATCCTTGCGGATCGCGGCCGCCGCACGATCCCAAGCGGCTTTGTCCTTTGCCGCCTTTTTTGCCCTGAGCCGTTTCAGAAAATCCCATCCGGTGAGATTGATCGGCTCGTAGTGATAGCCGGGTCCGCGCTTCCAGACCGGATACTCGCAGCAATCGAGAACGACCATTCCGCAGAAGCATTCGCCCCCATGAGAACAGCCCTTGTCTTTGCGGAGATATTCCCGCGCGCCGGTTGCCGAATACCCCTGGCCGCATAGCCGGGCCTTGGCGTACTCTTCACAGATGGGACAAAGAAGGATGTCCGCGTTATCGAGAGCGCTTCTCATTAGACTCGCCTCAAACTCATCGGCGCGGATCATCTCGGAGATCTCGTAGACGATGCTGTCATTTGCGGGGCTCGTTATCCGCCGGAGCTTGTCATAGATTGATTTCATCATGAGCCGTCCCCCTCTCTCTTTTCGGCGTCGGGCTTGGCTTCCAAATAGCCGAGTTCAATCGCCTTCGCCCTGACTTCATCCCACCAACCCTCTGAACGAGAATAGAGCCGGTACGCGTCAACGTGGAGGGGGAAGCCGGTCCCAAGTCGCAACAAATTGTAATCGTCCGCTATCCCGATCGCCTTCCATAGCGCCGTGTCGAAGTCGCCGCAATAGCCGTACTGCCATTGCATGACAGCGTCTTCCTCGCCTGTCAGCTTTTCAAATATCTTGCTCATTCGCCGGGCTCCCTTCGTTGGTCGATGCGCTTTTCCAGCGCCAGCCTTTTATCTTCCAGCTTGGTTAGTGCTTCCCACTTTTTTTTGATGGTCTTGCGCAGTCTGGCCGAATAAGCCTTTTCGTCTGCGAGGGCGGTTTTGAGTTCGGCGTTTTCGGCGTTCAGCCGCTTGACTGTGCGGGCATAGTCTGCGAGCTCGGCTCCATATGCTATCACCATCCTTTCTGCGCTAGGCGGCGGAGCGGGTGGAGGCGGCGGTTTAATTAGGCCCGGCGGCTTTATGGTACGGGCTCTTGTCATTTCCATCCCCTTTCAATTCCCATCTCCCTGTCGACATTCTTAGTTAATCGTCCTCAAGAAAGCGGCTCGCTCTTCTGGCGATAGCTCGGCGTGAGCCCGCTTCTGTTCTGCTGTCTCACATTCAGGATGGATATACTCAGTGTCCGGCACTATCTCTCCCGGCCAGTGACAGGGAGCGGGCATCTTGTCCGCGCCGGGCTCTCCGCAGAGGCCGCAGATGTCGGCATCCTCTTCGAGCGCCTTCTCTTCGTCTGTCGGCGGCTTCGAGCCCTCTTCCCAAATAACATCTGACGGCTCCCAACCATCGCACGTCAGGAGCGCCCCGCGTTGGTGTCCACAGTCCCAACAAAGATAAGACGACTTGGGATAATCCTCTGGACATTCGAGAGCAAAGATGCCTCGACATTTAGGACATTCGAGTTCAACTGCCATTTTCTGCCCCCTCTTCTTTCATTCCTGCCAGCGCCTTGCGCGCCGTGCATGGCTTGCAGGGGACAGGCTCGGACGGCGAGCATGTGCAAGGCTCATTCATGAGCAAAACCGCTTCGCCGATTGTTGGAATAAAGTGATCGAAGATACGCGCAAACACCTCTTCGATAACCGCATCCTCGGCCACGGCAATCTCATAGCTCGCATGGCAACGGGCGAACCTTGCGCAGATGTAATGCTCCCCACACCAGGCCGCGCGATCGGTATCGAGAAGCTTCTTTGCGACGGCCTCGGAGACCTTGAAGCTTGGCCCCTTCTCGAAGCCGATTGTGACGAGCTTCTCTTCTGTGTCTGTCATGGGCTCTCTCCCGTGCGTTGATTTAGGTTGTTCTCCAGTTTGTTACATACCAGGTCATGCCGCTTTGGTGAGAACGCTCACAGTATTGCATAGCATACAGATCGGACGGAAGTAGATCGTATGCTTGCCCGACAATTTTTCCTACATGGTTTTTCAAGATAACATCGTACCGGGTTTGGTCGTCGTCAGCTACCAATTCGTCAAGGATAGAGCATGTCTCGCATTCAGATGAACCGAACATCCTGCAATCGCAGCACGTTTTCATTTTCCTCTCCCCCTTTCTAGTGGCTGGCCGAAGTGCTGAGGATCGAGTCGATTTGATCGCGAAGTTTCCCGAGGTGGTAGTCGCAGAGCGGCACCTGGATATTCCCGATAAGGATCGGGGAGACCCGGCCCTCGACCTTGCCGATGCGGAGCTTGCTTTCGTTGGGGAAGTTCTGGACATTGCAGCTTGCCGAGCATCGGAGATGGAAGTCGGCGGCGTCGAGGTCGAGCGCGATCGTGGTCATGTTGTGGATCGCGGCCATGATCTGTGCGGCAATTTCGCCCCAAGGCGATTCGGGGCCGGAGCCCTTCGATTGTGAAACAACCCAATCAATGAACTCTCCGAGAGTCTCGAAAGCCCCGCCGTCGATCATGACTCCGACAGCCGATACAGCTCTTTCCTGGATGCGCGACTCCGGATCGAGTTGATCGAGAATTTCCTTGGAGAGTTCGGGCGTGAGAGGTTGCTGGAGGTTGGCGGTCATCTGGTGGTTTCCTTCCGGGTTGGCCTTGGCGGTCGTTAGATTCTGATATAATAATAGCACATGAATGCGACGCTGTCAAGCGCTTTGGTACGCTTATCTTGCTTTTTGGGCTGAATCCAGCAAAATAAAAGCCCTGAGCCGCATCCCGGAAGATGCGACCCAAGGCCCGGAGAAAGCCCTTCCTTTCAGAAGGGATGCGGATATTACGAGAGTTTCCCTCCGGAAAATTTGACCTGAAAATGTTTCAGCTTATTGAACAGAATCCTTGATGCCGCCCCTGACAGAATCGTCAATACCCCGACGAGCGAATCCTGAAACGGTAACAGCTCCGGAATCTGTAGGAGCATCGCGCCGACGATTCCGGCGATTAGCACATCCCGGGCTCCCTGGGCCCCCTTGTTCGCTGTCGAATTGCTTAGGCTTACTGTCATTCTTTCTAGTCCTTTCCCATAGTTCATGCAGACAGGCAATTGCCATTCCAATCAAGAGAGCCGGGACGAATAGATTCTCCGGCCCTAAAGCCCATTCCTTAAAGATTGAAAAGATACTCATATCCGCCCCCCGCCTTCGGTTTCCATATCAAGAGAGGCCAGCGCCGGGGCTTGACGTCGATGTGGAGTCCCCAGGGATGTACCCCAATGCCGGTAGCCCGCGCGAGGACAGCCGCCCTCAACAGAGCGGAGACCTTCAGGGGGGTTACGTCCTTAATGTGGACATCGGCCCCACAGGAGCGATCCTCGGCGTCCTCAGAGATTACAGATTCGTAACTTCCGCGCTCCAAATCATCCCATATTGGCAGGTGCGATGAATTCCGCCCGCCGCCAACCTGGGGCGAAGCATTGTGAGCCTTGCATCGACAGAGCGATTCGATCCTCAACGCTCCCGGAAACTGGTCATCGAGCTTCTCCAGGATGAATAGGAGCCGGAAGCTCGGCCGGTTAAGTCCACATCCATCTTTGCAAGCCGGGATATTCATTTGAGCGCCTTTGCGATAAACCTCTGCCACCATATGAACGCTTTCAGAGATTTCTCCCCTTCGCAGATCGCCATCTTATCCCAGCGATCGTCAGGATTCCGCGCCCATGGCAGGGTCAAAGTCAGATATCCGTATATATGAACATCGTGTCGGAGCGCTGTCGTGATTTTGTTTGCAAGAAGCCGCTCTTGAAGCTCCTCCTCTTCCGGAGTCCACGGTTGCCCTTCGAGATATGCAAGGCTCGGCGATATCATATCGGGGACGCCTGATTCCGCGACAACGATCGGGCAGAGACAGAAGTATTTTTCGAGAAGCACTCGAAGCGCATCCAGCTTTACGGGATCTTTCTCATGGTCTCCGTATATGTGGCCGTCAAAGAGATCGAGCTTCTCGATGGTCAAGCCGACATGCTGTAAGAAGCGGTGAAGCATTTCTGGGAAACCGCCGCCCCAGAAGCTAAACGAGAATCCGGCCGGGCAGATGCGAATGGCCTCGTCGAATTCCTTGATGACATTTCGCCCCGCCACAAAAGTTTCGTAATAGTCGACCCAATCGCCCATCCACCATCGATTGAAGTCTGGAAGGTCGTCCACTCTCTTCTTCGCGCCCCATACCTCACTACCGAATTGAACGATGTGGATTCGGCCGGGGTATCGCTCGACCATCTCTTCGATCAAGTTCTGAAAATAGACAAGATCCCGCGGCCGGCAAGACGGCGGATTGTTCACCAAATCGACGTTCTTGTATTTCGGATCTTCGGCAATGATTACCTCTCGGAGACGCTCGAGCTTATCGCCATACTTCATCATGTGAGGCGCGTTCGGATAGATAGTCAGAAACGCCCGGACATCCTTCGGCAAATACTTGAAGAAGGCATCGAGCAAATCCCACTTATATATCCCAGGCGCGGGGTGGAGATAGGCGAGATGAACGTCAAACCGGCCGTATCCCGCGCGAAGCTCGTCGAGCTTCCTCATGCACCGTTTAAGATATTCGATCGTGCGCTCGGAGTGGACTCCAAACCAGAGGATCGAAACCAAAAAACGATAATCTCTCGTCTTGGCCTTGGGCGGCTTCGGCGGTTTCGGCGGGGGGTCTTCTATTCCTAACCTCCATCGTATCCATTGCCAGAATGTCATTTGCTTTTTCCCTTCTGAGTTGGCTCTCTCCGTGTAGTTAGGTAAAGAAAACGAGCTTTACGAGGGCCGATATCACGACGACGAGGATCGTCCAGAGCTTCACATTATGCCCAGTCAATGCTTTGTCAACCTTCTTATCGCGCGTCGCCGTTGTCTCCTCTTGCTTATCGTCCCGGACCTCAAAGGCTCCATCTATCTTTTCAATCAATCGTTCCATTGCATGATCTCTCTTTTCAAATTCACGATCGACGCGGTCTGCATTCTCTTCGAGTAGCCGGATCTGCTGTGCATGAGCCGCGCCTATCGGGCAGTCACCGTTCGACATGAATAAGCCTCTCCTTAATTATACCAGCGCAGTCCATCGACGTCAGTTCGGAAACCGCCCTGGACCATCACGGAGCCCCAAGGGTCGAATGTTATATCAAGTTCAGCACCGTCCGCTGGAGCACTGTCGTAGGAATGTGGAGCGCGTCGCCCCCAAGTTGATGCAACATTGTTCGTACCATAGGCTCCATCGCCATCATCCACTTTGAGACCAGCGTATTTCTTCTCTGAATCCAGTGGATCGTATTCGCTTGTCCCGCCCACAGTGTCAACCATATCTTGCATGATCGCTGATATATCGGGTGAATCATGCCAGTTATTTAATGTCCACGCCGCAACGCCGTTCCAAGCAACGGACGTGTTCATGTGAGGGATAGCATTTATCGCGACGGCATGGGCGTAGGTGCCAAAGCCGTCGGACGTTCTCCAAGTGCTGTCATCCAACAACCCGTAAACTGTTGTGTTGAACGCCACAGCGTTGGCTCCGGCAGCCTTAAAGCTCAGATTAGATGCTGTAATCTTGCTTGCGCGTGGGATATTCAAAGCAAAGCGTGTATAGTTCCAAGAGTTGTAATCAATCCCACCTGTTTTGATATGCCCGAACATTGTAAATGGGTTGAGGGCAAAATTGTCACCATTATCAGCTTCACTGGCAACTCGCCTTGCCTCTGCATCGTCGATACGCGAGCCAAGGTCGAAGGTTGGATCAATAATAAGGGGATACGACATTCCCTCAACCTCTTTAGGCAGGGAGTAGGTTAGGATGCCTGCGTCCCAGTCCCACACCTCGACTAGATAGAACGCAACCATCATTTCGGGGCTATAGACGAATGCCGTGCTAATCCCCCCGTCTTGCCAGCCGGCCGACTTGGAGATGCGGAAGGAAAACTCTGTCGGCGCTTTGTCGGTTTTGAGAATGATATCAACCTTGACGCCGTAATCGCGGACGGTGAAGCGCAGATCGGTATCCGTCCAGTAGCCAGAATATGTGAGTTCATTGGACAAGCTCGCCGACAGCGCGGGCGCGTGGCCCTGGGGCTCGAATACGATCCATTCCCCGTTGTACTCGTAGCGAAACTTATCGGGTCCGATCCTGGCCGTGAACAGATCGCCGCCAGCCTTTTTGGAGAAGCCCGCCGTCAAGTCTTGCACAAGGCTTTTCTTGGTCTCTGGATCGAAGGTGGGCCGATTCAATTGAAAGGTTTTCTCTATCGGAGCCGCAAACGCAAGGCCCCGCAAAACGAGCAAAGCCGCAAGCGCAAAGGCGAATGATATTTTCCTCATGATCGCGCTCCTATCCCGTGGTATAAACCAGCCAGCCCTTGCCGACCCAGTGCGAGTCCCCGTCATCAAGGTTGACTGTCACCCGCAAGCCGATCCATTCGCCGGCCGCATAGTTAAGCTCTGTTATCTGGTCTGACTGTTGCTCCCAAGTCGCATTGGCCGAAGGCATGAAGTCGGCTTGGTTCACCCCGTTGTCGGCGTCCCCCGCCGAGTCAAGGACTGTGAACGTGAGGACATTCCCGTTATCCTTCTCCGTCGTGTATGTATCGAGATAAACATTCGTCCCTGCAAAGAATATCCCGAAGTCGGCCGGCAATTGTATCGAGAAATAGAGAAAACTTGTCGTGTCCGAACCCGAGAGCGCGGTCCTACAGGCATAGAGCCTTAGAACATCACGGCCCTGCCTAAAATCGATGACATCGAGGTCGGTCTCGGGGATTCCGAAGCGCAATTCAAAGGGGATAGTTTTGGTCGATGGAGCACCGCCGCCCGCGCCTGTCCCCGCTGCTGTCGCTGCTGTGTTGATCGCCGCCCGGACGGAATTAGGTATCCAATCCGAATTAGCATTGTATCTATGGGAGCCCCGGTCAGAAATGGCGATTGCGAAAACGCCTGTCACCGGAGTCGTCGACTTCGTGACGATCCCCGGCGTTCCCGATTGATATAAGAAATGGGCGCTTGCGACCCCGGCCTCTGCATTCACGATCGCAAAGTTAGACTGAATGATTCGGCCCTCTTCGCCGACTGCGATATCTGTTTTTGCTACTCCGAGCACTTTCGTATTTGCGAGAGTGTCGGCAACCTCTATGCCAAGATCGTATGTCGCATGAGCCTTGACCACTTGCCCCGCCGTGATATCCTCCATCGCATAATAGGAATACATCTCGGCGATTGCGTCAAGAGTGCGGAGAGGTCCGCCGATCCATAAGAGCATGACTCCAAATAGGATCACCGCGCCGGTAATAAGTATAAAGCTTGGCGGCCTCGAGTACACCTGTTTCCAGAAGTCGTTTTGCTTCGAGATCATTTGGCGAGTTCGCTCATCAATCATCATAAACACCCCTTTACTTTTGCGAGAAAGTCAGACGATGAAATTTCCGAAAGTGAATGCTCGTCAACCCGAAGCTCGTTGATGTATTCGAGCAATGCCATGGCGACCGCCTTTAACATATCGTCCGAGATGTCGATGCTCGAAAGAAGGGAAACGTCTTGGCGGCAAAGCTCCTTCGCCCTCGCCAGAAGATAGTCGGTGTTGTCTGTCAGGTATGAGGCGAATTCTCCAGACATCCATCCCGCGTCTTTCCCGGCCGTAAGATTGTGGGCGGGGACATCGACTTCATAAACGCGGTCGGTCTCCGAATCGATCGCAGTTACCGTCCGCGCCCACGAATCATAGAGCGTCGGGTCCGTCGCATGGCGAACGCGCTTGCGGAATGGGCTCGATACGCTTTGAACGGTAAGGCTCATTAGGCGGCCTCCCTCACTCTCCACAGAACGCCCATGCCGACTGAGCCGTCGCCTCCGGCAGGGCCGCCCCCTGCCCCAATTGACCCGCCGGTTCCGCCTGTGACAGTAAAGGTCGGAGTCGTGTCAATGAGTTTCTTAAAGGCAATAACAATCAGCCCCCCAGAACCGCCTCCGCTCCCTCCGCCATAACCGTCATCGTCATCTATCCCATTGCCGCCGATAGCTCGCATGATTGCGCCCGAAGCGCACTCGAATTCGTCACATTCAATATAGATAGATCCGCCAGGGTAACCGCCTTGTGTTTGAGGGGAGTCGTGATCTCCTCCGCCCCTTCCTCCCTCACATCCGCCACTTAAAAGAATGGGCGAGCATCCCGCGAAGGCGGAATATAGATAGCTCGATCCGTCGTGCATCGCTGTGAAGTTGTTGACCCCATTACCGCCTGCTACCGCGGGGCCGGCGGCTTCTCTATCTCCGCCTAGTCCGCCGACTCCGCTCGAAAACATGCCCGAGATACCATGATCGCCGTCGTCCTCCGAATAATGATTGTCTGGATGGTGGGCGCAGCCTCCCCCGCCGCCGCCCGCAAATAGGCCGAGACGGGGATGCCTAGTCATGTCGGTTGCGTTCATCGAGATTATGCCTGACGCCCCGATGGTCAATCTCTGCGAGACCGCAAGAACTATCCGCGTATTCCCGGAAGCCGGATCGATTGTAAAATTGCCGATATCGAGATTCCGATATTGCTTCGGCGTGGCGCTATAGGCTTCATTGCCGACCAACGTATGATCGCCGAGGGTTCCGTCCCCGCCGAAGTATGGAAAGAAGCCCCGGAATCGCTGTATCTCGTTTATGATGTCCGCCTTGATCGGGGAGCCCATGCCGGTGTATGCGACATAGACATGGAGATCCTCCGCCGAGGAGTGGAACTTTATGTAGGCCGTTCCATAACGGTCCGGGTCCGTATCGCTCGGCTCATAGTCAACCCAATATTGGAGCGCCGTCGTCGGCTCGGAAGTGACCTCTGAAAGAGTCTCGTCGTCCGACACCCTCTTGATAACGACCGTCTCTCTCTTCGGCGACTCGGCAAGCTGAATGCCAAAGAAGGCGGGCATCGCTGTTGGAATGTTTAGGACGATATGCCGCTCATTCGTTAGCGCCTGTTCTCGACGATGGGAAGACACGAACGGGTTCTGAATTCCATCGAAAACTTTCCTTAATCCCTCTGAGCATCTATCCTGTGACATTCGCCTCCTCCGTTATATCTGCCCCATATTCGATTGCTGTAAGGCTTCCTCGCTTGCGATCCTTCTGAGCAAGCCGACGTATTTTGTATTGATCGCCAGGAAGTCCACGTCCCCCAGGTCGACATCAACCTTGATTCTCTCATTGGGCCTAAGATGATACTGGACGCGCTTGATCGGGAGCTCTTGTTGAGTTCCATGATTGTCAGTGAATCTCATATAGCCGTATGCTTCGATCAAGTCGTTATTGAAAAGCTCGACGTTCCTAAGCCGCGCGCGATCGAGGGGATTCGCTTTTGATTCAAGAAGGAACTCGCCCCACCTCTCGGCGTCCCCAGACGAAAGGGCGCTTGGAATAGTCGCTTTCCCCCATCGGCGGCCAAATGTCGCAATCGAGGCCGCGTCCTCGACTGTCGCCGCATAATTCGATCCGCTCTCCAGTTCTCCGGAAAGGATATCGATATCGTTTATGATATCCGACACGTCCCTTTCGACTGATATCTGAGAGATGTGATGCGCTGCCCACTTGCATGCATCGGCGGTAACGGCTGTGCTGACAGGCCTGAAAAAGAAAGCGCGATCCGGGCCAACTCCGATTACAAAGTTGGTCGCTATCTCTGCAAGATCAAGGAGCGACTCTCTGGCCGAGATGCGATTGAAACTAATCGCAGTTGCCACGTATCCCGGCGAGATGATCTTCGTTCCATCATATCTGATGTCGGTGAACGGCTGGACATCCGTCGTGAGGATATCGCGCGCGATCGTGTCAAGCGGTTGGAGATCGTAAGAGCGATTGACGCGGGCGTATGCGAGCTGGTAATAAAGTCCATGCCCCGTGAACTTATACTTCCCCGACGTGTCGCCTTCCTCCGGCTTGCCGAGGACATGCCCCGAGAACCTGGGCTCCGGCTCCCCGAAGAGGTGGATATCAACGCGAAACGAATAGCCTATTTCGGTCGACGGCCACTCTGAAAGAGTCATCTCGAAGGTGCCTGAGCCCGTCTCGACCAGATCAAAGCGGATAGAGGATACAGGGCTCGATCCCTGAAAAGAACTATACTCCAGGACTTTCAAATCGTCGCGATCGAATATGATTACGTTCCATCCATAGCCCTCACCTTCGGGGGAAACCTCGGGCTCTTCCGGGATGTCAGGGATCGTGATATCGGCGGCTCTGAGGAAGATAATGTTATCGAGAAATCGATGGTCTTTGAGAAAGACAGGACTCATATATATCTGTTCCGATACGTGGTAAGGATTGAGCAATTCCCGCCCGTCACTTTGATCTCGTTATTTGCGCCGCCCAGGAGCCGGAGCGGCTGCCCTGAGATTTGGTGTATTCTATTTCCAAGCCCCCCGTCAAGCTCGACGGTGAAATGCTCGCAGTCGATCGTGACTGTCCGCCCGTTCTCGAAAAAGGAATCGTTGTATTCCAACGTCCGCCCATCCGTCACATTCTCGATCTCAAAGGTGGGGAGATCCTCTTCGGCTGTTATCTCGAAGATCGGGAAAACATTTTGCTGCGAATCCGTCTGAATGAAATAGGTCTCCGGCGAGGACGTGATCGCTTGCGTGTCCGTAACCAGATCGGCGGAAAGCCATAAGGGGAGTTCTTGCTCGAATCGGATTATGAAGCGCGCGCCCACTCCGAAATAGCCGGGGAGGAAAACTTCTCGATACGAGTCGAGCAACGCAAGCGGCGCGTATCTCTCATAGTCGAGCCATAGCAGTAGGTCCGAACGTGAGACGGCCTGATAGAGCGCATCCTTCGCAGCCCTGTATAGCGCCGGAGAAGCCTCCCGGATGATTGTCTCGACTTCTATCATTCTTGCCTGGAGCTTCCCATCGGACGATTCCCGCCCCCCATCCATCCCTAGAGAGGGGATGACCTTCGAGCGCGTCTTTCCTTGGATGCGCTTGACCCAGGAGTTTTCGTTGAACTCGAAGTCGGCTGCGATCGCATGGGTGAGGATTATTACAGTCGGGAGCGTTCCGAGATTGGGCTCATATGAGAGCACGTCCCCGGCGAGATCCATGTCGAGCGTTGTAGCGACGAAGTCGAGCGGGCGGTATCCCGCGATGTTCGCCCATGCTTTCGTGGAGGAGTTCGCTATCTCCCAGTTATTACCAGACCATGCGATCGTCTGAAAAGTCATAACGCCTCCGGCGATCGAGACATCTCCATTCGAGTCAATTTCAAAGAGGCGCGTCTTGTCCGGCAGGGGGATATATATCGTCCCCCGATCTGAATCATAGCCGACTGACGAGGTTGGCGCGGCCGGGAGAGCTTGTGATTCTGCGACTTCGCCCATGAGCGCGAGAGTGCCGTCGATATCCAGGCGTCCCACCACGATCGAATTGATAACGAAGTACATCGAGCTTCCTGCATACCGGACGAATTCCGAGGATGTGAATTTATCGGACATCTGTTATGCGCTCCTAGTTTCGGCGTCAAGCTGATATTTAAGCTCGTCTCGGATGTCGTCAACGATCCCGATCGCATTCGAGGACTGGGAGAAGACGTTTAGATTCTCGATGTGGAAGCCGCCGCCGCCGCCCATCTCGCCCATGCGTCCGAGCGGGACGACAGCCTCGGCCCTGGAGCCTTCCCCGATCAATGCCAGCGTCGGAGTGAAGGCTATTCCGCCCTCGGCCATAGGAGTTGCCAGCGCCAGAAGATTCGCAAGCCCGACAGTCGCCGCGATCCCCGCCATTGCCGGGGCCGCATTCGCTCCGAAGGTCGCGAGTGAGACCATGGCGGCGGCTGGAGCCCATGCCTTCGCGACCAGTGCTCCGGCCTTCGCGCTAATCAGGGCCTCGGCTGCTGTCATGGCTTTTGCCACAATGCTTGCGATTATCCGCTGGACGACATAATCGACAAATACCTTGATAAGAGCCTTCCCTATTCCTGCAAAGGCTTCCTTGACCGTATTGGCGCCCGTAATCATATTCGAGAGCCCCGCCGATATAGAATCGAAAGCCGTATTCGCCACGTCTGAAGCGAACTGCCATATGTCGCCCTGAGATATCTTCATCATTTCGGCGAATGTATCCATGAACGCTTGACGTCCCTCGAGGTCCGCCTCAAACATCGCGAGGTTCTCGTCAAACATTTCCATGAAGCCGGCGACGTTTCCCATCCGATAAGCTGTATCAAGTTCTTGCATCTTGAAGATCGATTGCTCGTAATCGTCAACCCACTGTTCGCGGATATCTGCAAGCTCCTCGGCCGTCTCTTTCGCAATTTGAATCTCGAAGTCTGCCTTCTCCACATCGAGACGCTGCAACGCGGCCATAGCCTGTCCTTTATTCTCGACTTCGATCGCGATCGCGCGCTCCAGAATCGCTCTCCGCTCCTGATAGCTCCGCTCAAAAGCTTCCGTCTCTGTTTCAAGCCCTTGGGATATCTCTTGGACTCGAAGCTTTAGGATCAGGCGCTCGGCTTCGAGTTGCTCGTTGGCCGCATTCTTGACATCTCCGGTCTGTTGCGCATGCAAGGCTTTGATCTGTTTGGTCGCGTCCTCCACTATCCCGAGGCGCTTCCCTTGCTGTTCGCGGAAATGGGTCGTCTGGATCTCCCATTCCCGCTTTATGTCGCCCGTCGCGCGTTTCCAGTCCCTCTTGATATTGTCAATCCGCTCTCGGATTATGTCATCAATAAACTTCCCTTCTTTCAGGAACCTTTTCGGATCTGAGAAGACAAGCCAGAACTGCTTTCCGAAATCGGTCGCAATCCCCAAGAGATTTTTAAGAGTCATCGCGATTGCGACTGCAAATTTCTGAATAGCCGTCGCAGCTACTACCATTTGCCCCTGGATATTCCCCCAGTTCTGTTTCCAGACGAAGGCGAATGCGCCGATGGCAAGGCCGATCGCAGCGATCGCCAAAGTAAGCGGATTGAGTGCGGCTACCGTTGCTGGAATGGCAACCTTTAAGGCAACAAAGCCGATGGCCAGCCCCCCCAATATCTCGGCCATGTTGCCGAGGACTGCAATGGCTGGCCCCGCCGCTCCGACCAACGCAATGAACTGAATCACTGTGGCCTGTGTCTCTGGATGCAGTTGCGTAAACCACTGAGCAAGTATCTTGGCCTTCTCCGCCACGGCATCCAAGCCGTCTAACGCCTTTTGGAATCCTTTGCTTTCGATGATCGCTTCGCCTAAAACTATTGCGACTTCCTCCATCGATTCCTTAAAGCGACGAAGTCGATTCGTCGGAGAGTCGAGCGTCCTTGCGAGATCGCCAGATGCCTTTACCGTCGCTTTCTGGATCGTCAACCATCGGGCCTGGACCTTCTGGACCTCAGTCAATTCCTTGCCAAACTCGGCGATGCCCGCGGTGTAGGCGGCTGTCTTTGTTACTTGCTCTCCGACCAGGATTCCCAGGCGTTTAAGCGGCTCAATCTCTCCGGTGATTCCTGCCCGCAAACGCATGAAGGCTTCATCCGGTTTTAGATTGAAAAAGGAAGCCATATCATGAGCAAGTTCTGTCATCCCGCTTGCCATGTTGAAAGCTTCCTGGGAGGCGAAGCCCATCGACTCAAACATCGTGTGCAGGGTTGCGACGTTCTCCCGGAGAGCGAAAGAATTAAGGCCGAGGGCGTCGGAGAGATCCTCGGACCATTCGCGCGCCGCATCCCCCATATTCCCCATAGCGACGGTGAACAGGTTCTCGGACTCCTGGGCGTCCATGCCCATCTTTATCATGACACCGCCGAGAAGCGCTATCGGGGCGGAGACTCGAAGGGTCATTGCTCGACCGACCTTTGCGGCCGAGGCTCCAAACGATTGCATCCGCTTCCCCGCCACATCCATCTTTTTCATATAGTCGGAGATGTTGGCGAGGATTCGGATTAGCAGTTCTGATTGTTCGTCAGGCATAGACTCTCTTCTCCGGCGCGGCTTCCTGGTACTCTGGGATTATGTGCGCGAAGCTGGCCCTCAATCGCGCCGCCTCCGTCTTTTGATCTGCAAGCGTGTTTTCGTCCATGAAAAAACGGGGGCCTAGTAGCTGGCGGCTCGTGATTTGTTGGCTCCGCTTCCTGGTCGAGTTGATAATCGGGACCGCGATATTGTCGGTCGCTATCAGGCGCAACATCTTTTCTTGTATCCTCTTTTTCTTGTTGTATGCCTCGATCTTGACGTTCAACTCATATGGAGTAAGCTCCCAGAACTCCGAGGGAGCCAACCCCAATATGCCGATGCCTTGCTCTATCGCTAGGCCCCAGTCCCAGGGGCTTCGGGATTTTCCTCGGCGCTCTTTTTCTTGGAGGGGGCCGCGTCTTCCTTGGCTCCCCCAAAAGAATTGGCAAGAGCCTTCGTCAGTTTCTTAGCGACCATCTTCCAATCGCTGACACCATCGAGAATGTCCCCGACCTCGTCAAGCGTCAATGTCGGATCGTCTCGCCTTAACCCAACCCAGAATACGCGGATGAGAATGAGCGCCGATGTCATCTTCTTGGCATCCCCGAATGTGTCGAGGGTATAGTCCCACTCATCTTCGAGATAAGCAAGCTCATTCATCCCGATGTGGAGCTTGCGGAGTTTGTCCAGTTCAATCTCAATCCATGGTAGAGGTGGCATAAGGTTCTCCCTTCTGAGGTTTGGCTTTCTCCATGAAGCCGCTAGTTGAACTTGAAAACGTCGACGGTCAGGTCTTCATGAGCCTCATAAGTAACCTCGACCTCTTCGTCGGCGTTGTCGTATAGATACTTCTCGAATGGTCCAATCATGCGCTCCTCGCCCGCTGGAACAGCGACGGCGATGTCGTGATCGAATCCCTGTGAGCAACCGTTCTGAGCGGTGAAGGTAACGGTTATCGACCCCGCGCTGCCATTGAGCGCGTGAAAGAATGTCGCTCCATCGTTGTCGAAGGTATCGCCAAGGTCGGCGGCTGCGACAGGGACAGGCTGGACACCTGACTGAGTGATACTTTTTACGGTTAATTCGGCCATGCTTCCTACTCCCTTCATTATCGGATTCTGAGTCTGCTTATGCCTTGGTTATGGCTCCGCTCCCCGTGAATGAGACAGAGCATGAGACAGCTCCGTCGTGGGGCTCGTCGACCGCGAAAGAGGTCATCGTCGCCAGCCCGGTATACGTCACACCAGCAGCGGTGACAAGGCGGATGTGGGCTTGCTTTTGATCGGTCTCCCATGTCGATTCGAGTTCTTGCCAGCCGACGTCGTCTGTCTGACAAATCAAGTCCGCGCTAATCGACCATCCGCGAAGGCTGGCAAGATTGCTCTTCAAGCCATCCGCGTTTTTGTCCGTCGTATCGATCTCGTCGGTTGTGCGATCGAAGGGCGAGTTCCGCTGTCCCCCGACAGTCACGAAGTTGGGCGTTGCCGGGACTGAGGTATTAATCTGCAACAGCCAGTCAACGCCGCGCTCTGGAGTTCCCATCTTTGCGCTCCTTTCCTATGTTGATATCACTTTTTTCATGGTAAGGAATACTGTTGTTATCCCATAGATGCTGTCCTCCATCTGGGGGAGCATGAAATACATTCCCGAAATGGTATCGACATCGACGAGCCCGTCCGTTCCCCACTTGCCAGGAAGCTTCGAGGTCTTCCGCATGGAATCCACAACCTCTTCCGTAATCCGATTTGCGAGGTCCCTGGAGGTTTCGATCGCCGACGTGTGGCATATCCCATTAATGACTATCGGGACTGAATACTCAACCGTATCCTTTGCGATTATCCTTGGCTCAACCCGCTTGCCATACATCGTTTGATTCTGGACAATCAGCCCGGGAAGCTCACTCGGCGCAAACCCCATGGCCTTATGCCTCTCGTCAGGATACGACCAATCGCGTCTAGCCTCGATCGTCGTTATGTTGGCGGAGTCCCCGAGATACGAATGGGCTTCCAATCGCGTCACGAGATAATCTTCCATCGCCGCCATGTCTATCTCAGCCATTCTGCATCGCCCTTTTCATTATGTTTGCAGCGATCGACGGGAGCCTCTTGTTTATGATCTGTGAGGCTTGCCGATATATCCACATCGGCTCCGTCCCCGGATGCTGAATTTCCTTGGCGAATATTTCCGTCCCGTCCGGCAAAAAGAAATGTAGCGCCTTGGCGACAGTCGCACGGATCGTATGCGGGGGCGTTCCCGTCTCCAAGCCCTCCGGATACTTGTAGCCAGTCCGCGGGTCTTTCGCGGCGTTCCGGATCTCGCCTTCACGGTTGCGGCCTTTCCCGATCGCGTCCATCTGGATGCTCTGCATATAGAGCCCCTGCCTCGAGAAGCCGTTGAACATCCCGATATCTCGTATGGCGTTGAATCCGACTGTCATCGCGTCGGCGATAAGGCGCGGGATCGCCCAGTCCGGATCGACCTGAGTCTTTTCAAACTTTGCTAGGGCGTCCTTAATGCTCTTGCGATCGATCTCGACAAATTGTTCAGTGCTCATACTGTCAACCTTCGATAGTTGCCGAATCCGTTCTTTATGTCCATGGGAAGCTCGATGATAAAGCTCCGAGCAAGGTTGATCTCCTGGACGTTATCGGAACTGATATGCTCCGCCTTGCGACGATTCCAGAGATACGACATCGCTCGAAGCATCGCGATCACGAGAGCGTCAGGGCGCGTCGCATTCGTGAAGCCCCCCTGATAGACGATCTTGATATTTCTCCACCCCTTGTTGAAAGTGAATCCGTCAAGCTGAGGGCCTGAGTCGAGGACGACATAATCGTCGTCTTCATCGAGGAGCGTATCGGAGCCATACTCTCGCGCCGTGTCATCGTGAAGACTTGTAACCGACGTGACAGGATTCCATCCGAGATACAGCCGATCGAAGATCGCGGATTCGCGCTTGCCGTCGTAATACTCTGTATGGGTCAAGGCGTAATCTAGGCGAAGGATATTAGCGATCCCGAAGGCTGTCGTCGCTGCGATCTCCATCAAGAGATTGCTGACGATTGCGCCTGAGCCTATGAGTGAGGCCGCCCATCCGGTCTGAGCCTCTATCTGAGCGACGATCTTTGTCAATGTGTCATAGGTCGCATAGTCAACCTCGATCGTCCCGTCCTTGGCTCCCCCGGTGATCGTGAGGGAGACCTTCGTCGAGTCGACTGTCACGCTCGCGGCTGTCGCGTCAGCTTGGTCGGAATAGATGGACAAGGCCACCGCCCCGGCCCAGTAATTGACATTGAGCCCTGACTGGATAGAAGCCATGACTCGATCAATGAAGTCCTGGAGAGCGACGTCCTCGGCGGCGTCAGGTATCTCCAGGTGCTCTCTCGCCTCTTGCAGAGATATTAGAGGCATCCGCTAGTCCTCTTTCTCGGCTTCCGTTGTGTCTTCGGGGATCTCGTCGGCTTCCTCGTCGGCCGGAGGATCGACTGGGGACTCTTCCTCTTCGACGTCCTCTTCCTTCGCCGCCTGTCCGAGCGTCTCGTCGATATCGGTCGACCAATCGTCCGGGAAGTCGCCCTGGAGTTGACCGACCTTCGCGGGAGTCAAGGCCATTGACGCAAACTGGGGAATCGTGACAATGGTTCCATCTGTGTCCATGCCGTGATAGACGGCTCCGAGATTCTGGATCTTTATCTTCTTATCGCTTTTCTTCTTTGTCATCGTTCATCCTTCCTGTGGGGGCTTCCCCCTATCGATCGCGGTCCCCGAGGGGAGGCGCCCATTCCAAGCGCGTGAGAATCCCCCCTCTCGGAGACCCGGCCGATTGGCCTTACGATCCGTAATCTACTGTTTGCAATTGCGTGCTGACGGAGGTTGCTCCCGTTCCCGGCACTTTCGCTCCGACGTAGAACTGCGTCTTCGCGTCGTCGGTGATTTCGAGCGTAAATTTGCCCGTCCCTAGCGTCTGGACGGTGAGAGCCTTCTTTGCCGCGAGGGTTCCGAGGACGGCTCCGCTTGCGCTCTTTACCGTGACGGTCCCCGAGGCTGTCGTCCCTGTTAGGCCGATACCAGTCGAGGCGTCTGACAGCCAAATCTCAAAGGTGAAGGGCGCAGCTATGAGACTTCCGGCCGCGTCGTAAATGTCGCAAATGACTTCGCAGACGTTCGCTCCGCCGGCCGACGCTTCGAAGGCGATGCTTGCCGCCATGTTGTCGGTCAGATTAAGCTCTGCGACTGTCGCGGTTGCTCCATCAAGCTTGTTGAGTTCGTCCTTGTCGGCCGTCACCCCATCGAGAATATTCAATTCTGTGAAGGTCGATGTAACGCCGTCGAGGATATTCAGCTCGGCGGTTGTCGAGGTGACTCCGTCAAGCAAGTTCATCTCGGCGACGTCGAGGGTCGCTCCATCGAGGATATTCAGTTCCGCCACGCTCGCAGTCAAGCCGCTAATGGTCGAGCCCCATATCGGAAGGACTCGAATCAACTCGGCCGTTTGCGTTGCGGCGGGCTCCAGCGCGATCGCATAGGGAGCCGTCCCGTCTTCGTCAAGAGCCTGTGAGCCGTTGGCAGAGAGAATATCTCCCGGAATGACAGCCGGCCCCATGACAAGGGCAAGCGTGACCACGCCCATCCCGGAGGTAGCGACGCTGCCCTCGGCGTTATCGGCGATCGTTTCCGTTACAAGCCCGATGGTGTATACCTCGTCGGAGCTTGCATCTGTGATCGGGCTGTAAGGATAGGCGTAGACTCCGACGTTGCTTGACATATTCGCAAAGTCGGCCTGAGTGATTGATGACCATATCTTCGAGGCTTTCACGCATCGGCCAAGAGTGCCGCTTGTGATCGTTTCAGTCTGAGCGTTCCCGTCCTGGTCGGTGCCGGTGAGAGTCCCCGTCAACGCGCTTCCTTGATCGCCAGACCAGGAAACCATGACATGAAATATCCCGCCCTCTGACGCAAGCGATTCGGCGATGGTCATATCGTCGGCGGCTGTAGTGGCTGCGACAACTTCGATAGATGTCGGATCGATCTCGACCGGCTCGCCCTGGGCCATGGCAGATCCGGACTTGTTGCGGAACGTCAAATGCTGTTCTACGACAGCCCGCTTCGCGTTTATATCCCCATAGATAGCCGCGCCCGGCTCGTTGCTATCAAGCCCCCCGACCTCTCTGGGCGTCAATGCCTCGGAGAACGTCCCGGCAAAAAAGATGATCGCGCAGATGGCTCCGAGCGCGGTCGCAAATATCAGTTTTCGCTTCATGGCTTTGTTTCCTCTCTTTTAGGTTAGGAGGGGGGGGGCTCGGCCCGGCGAAGCCAAGCCCCCTTCGGCGGTGTATCCCCTATACCGTTATGTTGTATCCAAGGCCGACGATGAATTCGGTCGTCACCTCGTGCATGGCCTGGAAGTCGAGCCTCTGTGTTGCGATGATCGCGTCCTGATCCGCCTCCGCATAGACTTCTCGGAGAACCTGCATCGTCACGTTCCGGCGATCGCCATACATGAAGCCGGGCCGATAGACCAGCGGGAGAACTGTGTCGGTCTCAGTCTGGCCGTCCTGGACACCTGCGTCGTTAAGATCCTCTCTAACGAATTCGGAGACTACGATCGGAATCCCGTCCAGCTTTGCGAGTTCCCCGGTAAGGATCGTCGCGCTGGGGCCATACTTGTCGACCGTCACTACTTCGGCGATGCCCAGCATTTTGTAGTATGTCGCGACGGAGGCAACCCATGCGAGGTCATTCGGATTGATTCCGTATTTCCCCATGGCCTTTCGGACCCCTCTGATGTTGGCTATCTCGAATGTCGAGAGATCAACCTTTGCGCCCGACTGTGCGAGCTTGCGATATCCGTCCCAGGCTTTCCGGGCATCGGCAGCGTCCGTAATGTCGGCGTCCATGTGCGAGCCCGCCGTGTCCCCGTTGATCGTGGCGTTTTCTTGCGCCTCTGCCAGCGCAGTCGCGATCTTTCCCTGGATGTAGGGGATTATCGCGATGATTGAATCCTCTTCGACTTCCTTCGAGGCGAGGACTCTTGCGGCCAGCTTGATTGCATCGAAGACGATATTGGTCGTCCCTGGAGTGGAAGCCGTAATCTTCGAGGCCGTGTCGCTGGTCGACTGCGCCATTTTATAAGCGACTGCGTCCGCTCCCTCGGCCGGGAACTTGAATGGATTCGTCGGCATGTTGAAGCGAGTATGCAGCGCCGCGACTTTCAGCATGAGCCGGACCTTCTCGATCAAGCTCGAAGAGAACTCGGTCGGAATCCATTCGAGCCCTTCCTCGGCCGTCTCCGAATCCATCGCGGCCGTGACCATCTCCTCGAAGGGAGCCCACTGTTTCAGAGACTTAGCGTTCACGCCCAGGAGAGCGGCCGTGATGTAGACGCCGTCCCCGGCGAGCTGTGCCTCTTCCGGGAGCTTATCGCAAAGCGACCGATAGTCGAAGACCGCCTGGCTGCCCGAGATGAGAAGGTCTTCCGTCTTGCGGCCCTTAGTGACCATCTGGCGAAGGTCTTTCATGATCGCTTCTTTGTCGATCTTCCCATTCTCTTTGATAGCCTTTTGGATGTCGGCCATCATTTTCTGAATCTCTTCGAGTGGTGTCATTTTCGATCCTCCGATGTTTAGGTTGAATCCAGTTCAATTCCATCTAAAGCTACAAGGCGGTTTGCCCGCCATCATGTTTTCGGTTTGATGCCAAGCTCGGCCACTACCACCCCCAAACCGGTTAAAATAGCCTTTACGCTCTCGGCTGTTATGCAATAGTCTGTGAATGCGGCCGACATCGCCTCAAAATATAGGGGCGGCTCCTGGCCGGTTCCCCCTTTGAGCTTCTGCTGGAGGGCGGCGATCTCTTCTTTCGCTTGGTCGAGCTCGGCGCGCATGTCCGACCGCATCTCCCCTGTCTGGAGATCCTTGAAGATTATATCCGTTCCCGCCTGGACCCCGGCCGCAACTGAGAAGAGAGCGTTCTGATTGCGGGGGATCGTGACGATAGAGATCTCGTGAAGCTCGGCCTCGTGGACATGCTCAACACTGTCGACGTCGTCAGACTTCATAACACGATAGCCGACAGAGAAAGCGGAGAGGATGCCCTCTTTGATTAACTGGACGACTGTCTTCGCGGAGCCGGATACAAACGCTTTGACATGGAGCCCCATCTCGGAGATGCTCGCCTCGATCACTTTCCCGACCGGATTCCCCCAGTCGTGCATAAGCAAGAGCACAGGATTTTTCATGAAGTCATCCATCGAGGCCCGGAAGCAATCGGGGTGCATTACGATGTTTGCTCGATCGAGATCCTTCGTCGAGGCCCATCCCGTGATTATAACGCCGTCCTTCGGGAGCGCGGCCTGAGCCTCTTTGGAGAGTTGCGAGAGATCCGCCTTCTCGATATCGACGACGTCCCCCATGATCTGCATGTGGAATTCAAATGTCCGTTTGGGAATAGTCATATTCGCTAGCACCTTTCTTTTGAGGACTCGCCCGAGCCCCTTTCCTATCAGGGGGTTTGTGGCCGCCATATATCTCTCACGCTCCATCCCATATGTTTATTTTGTCCGCGTCGACAATTACGGGGTATGAATCACACCCGCAATTTGCAAGCTCTTCGACTCCCATAGTCGGATCGCCAGGGCCTACCGCCGCGTATGCGCCGACCTGGAATCGCTCGCCCCCGGCGAGATTGACTTCCTTCTTATGGAGCGCGATATGATTCGCGCGCCCTGTCTCGATTCCTGAATGCAGCCAGCCTCGGCCTTCGACCCCGGACTTATCAAACATGGCCTGTAGTGCTTGCTGTCCGACGATATGAGTTTCTGTCCTGGCGGTCCTGAGCGCCTCCCATCCAGCCGTATGATTAAAGGATCTCTGGATGGAGGCGAGAAGCTCTTCGTCCTTGAAATCCTTATACTTGTCGAAGTAATCCGTAACCATTGCGCTCTGGGCTTGCTCGTAAGCCTCTGAGAGCCCGCGATCAATCCAGAAGGACGCCCGCGATTCGAGAGCAAAGAGGATGTGCTTGTTGACGAGAGAGAAGCGGGCAGTCTCCAGGCTGGCCCTTGCGACTCCCATGGACTCGTTAATCTTCCGCTGGCCGAGCCGCGCCCCCCTCGAGTAGACAGCCTCATAGCCGGGGGGCATATCCTCGGCGATCCTTGCCCCTTGCTCTCGATGCCAGTCGAAGGGATTGTATACAGCGCGGACAGCATCGGCGAGTAGATCACGGTTGCGGCCTCCGGGGTTGTCCGGATTCAGGGCTTCGGCGAACGTCCGCAGCCTTGCCATTCGGCCCTGTTCTCCGAGGAAGGCTGTCATCTCTTTCATGAGGTCGTTATAAAGTGCAAGCACTGGAGTCCGTATCGGCCCCATCTCGTTTACGGGAACGAAGCGGGTCGGATCTTCTGAGAGAGCGGCGCACTCCTGAGCGGGGAAGGGGAGGCTTCCTGGCGAGCGAAAGTCAAAGCTTGCGGAGGCATTCCCTTCGCTGTCCGTTATCGTCGCGGCCCCTGGCGTCGGCCCATCATAGATCGGATCGTCGTAAGGCGCATCGCCGTTATCGACTCTCGTCTCGTTGACTGTCTTTGTCCCGGAAGATATCTCGATCGCTTGCCGCTCGACTCTTTCTTTCGGATCTTCTTGCAGATACTTGACTCTGGAGATGTCAAATTTCGCCCGATAAGTAGCAGAGACGCGCCCGCGCTTCCCGGAGGTTATCCCAAACTTAGGCATAAGGGACGCATTGAGGGACGCCTCTATCCACTGGAGCTTCGGTTGAATATTGCTCTCCCAAAACTTCCTTTTCTGGGCGTCGTAGTTCGCATAATTCGCATACTTGTTAATGCCAAGCATCGCCGGGGGAACGCCGAACGCGGCCCCGATCTCTTCGCGATTGAATTCCCGGAGTTCCCTGAAGAGCATATCTTTGAGAGTCGGCGTCAAAGGCTTATATGTGAGCCCCTCAGACATGACCGGCATTTCGTCGGATTCGAGAGCTTGCTTGAATCTCTTCTTTAGCTCTGTCGCCTTTGGCTGTGTCAGGCCTTGCTCAGTCACCAGCATCCCGGAGACAATGCCGCCCTTCTTGAACGTCCGCCGATTGATGTCCTGAGCGTACCAGTCGATCTCGACCGGGCGCTGCGCCGCCCTATACGGAGCCAAGCCGTAATAGAGATTGGCCGGGTTCCAATACTTCATATAAAAAACGTCTTCAGCCTTCAGGTGAATCTCTTTCCCGTTGGGGCGATAGATGTATCCCTTGATTCGGCGCTTGGGGTCGGGAACGACTTCGGTAATCTGCGAGTGCATCGGCCAAAGGAATATCGGGGTTCCCTTCGTGTTGGCCTCAATCTCAAACCAGGTTCCGCCGTAAAGCTCCAGCGACCCGACAAGCCAAGCGATAAAGTCTTTGTCTGTGTCGGCCTCGTTGATGCTTTGGAAAAGCTCGACCGCGGGAGCGTCGTCGACAAAGACCCATTGCCCCTTCTTGTCCTGTGTTTCGACTCTGAGGGGAACGCTCTGGACCGCCGTAATTATCTCAGACACAGAGCGGAACGCCCACGCCGAAGTCGACATTGCGCGGCTTGCGCTGTAGCGGGTCTGGTCTCCAGGCGTTATGCCGAGCATCGACTCCCAGGTGTTTATCATGGGAGCGCCTGTGTCCGCCTGGGCGGTCTCGATCGAGTCTATCTCGACGGGGATCTGTATCGGGCGGCCATTGCCGAAAGACAACCCGTAGAAGCCCTTCTTTGTTTGAATGCCTATGTCCATTCGCTGCCTCTCCTAGTATATCTGGGGGCCGACCTTGCCTGACAATTCGAGTAGCAACTGAGTGACGGAATCGGTTATATCATCATGCGTCGCTTTCGGGAACGCTCCAAGCTCGTCAAGGAAAACAGTGTTGACCCAGACTTTCCCGTTGATAGGCATCGGCAAGAACACGAGCCCCTCTTCGACGATCCCCGTGGTGAGGTTTGCGCGGTATACCTTCGAGCCTGACGGGGTGATAGGGACAATCGGGAGCCCTTTAGTTCGCGCCTTGTCGGGGCGGCTCAGCTCTTGCACAAGCTGTGTCCCTGACGCTTTCTTTTCAATGAGGATCTTGTCGGGCCCGTATAGCTCCCAATTCTCGATCACGGCTCTTTTCAACTCCGGATACTCGACTTGCTCCCGAAACATATCGAGAAGATAATAGCAAAGGAACGGGCCGTCCTCCCATGGGAAATCCCACTCGGCTTCGAGCCATGTCGTTCCGACTGTGAAGTCGGCTGTCTGATTCTCTTCGAGCGCGGTATCCCAAGACGAGACGATCCGACGCCAGCATTCACGGGGCGGGAGCGCGTCGTAGAACTTCCACCACTCATAGCGGAAGATATTCCCTTCGGCCGCTTCTGGTCGCTGCTGATAGACGCCAGCCCAGACTTGCCGCTCATGGTTCCCCTTGGCGAGTCGCAGCTTGTTAAGGAACGCCCATGACTTGCGGTCAGGATTCAGAGGCGCGTCGATCTCTCGTCCGATCGGATCGTCCTCATTCTCGGCCAACGCGGGAACGACCATGCTCTCCCAATCGTCCATATGCCCGCCTTCATTCTCTGGGCGCATGAGATAACCCGTCAGGTCGTTCCGATGCCAGCGGGTCATGAGCACAATGATCGAAGCTCCCGGCTCGGCTCTCGGATAGAACGTAGAATTGAACCACTCGACGACGTTCTCATGATAGGCGGCGGACTGAGCTTGCTTCCAATCCTTGACGATATCATCGATAAGTCCGAGGTGATAGCCCCATCCAGTGATTCCGCCGTCAACGCCAGAGGATAGCATGCCCCCCCCTGTCTCCAGTTCCCATTGAGCGCCGGATTTGCTATCGGCCGAAAGCTTGATCTGTAACGCGGTCTGATTCTGAGCGATCGTGTTTCGAGTCATGCGCCCATATCGAGCGGCGAGGATCGCGCCATAGGATGCGAGCATTACGTTATGAGTCGGATTCTCGGAGAGATACCATGTCGGCGTCCAGTGAGAGATCGTCAAGGACTTGCCATGGCGGGGCGGCATGTTTATTATCAGGCGTCCATCTGGGGTCCGGACACATTCAACGATCTTGTCGGAAAGCTTGACGAGGTACTCGTAAGGGAGCCACTTCCCGCGACTGAGCTTCTCGGCCATAGTCGCCGGCGTCGCTCTCCATGGGTCATCGCATCTCAGGAGCCCGGCGAGCACGTCGTCGACCATCGAGAAACCGATCGAGTTGATTTCAGTTGCTACTGGCATCGGCCTGACTTTCGAGAATGGCTTCCAACTCTCCGCATACGAGGCGGCGCGTCGGAGCGTCTGAGACATGATTGCGGATAGCATCGATCACTCTCTGGACGACGAGCGTGATCTGCGTCTTGACCTCGCCGGTTATCTCCATGCGTGAATCCGGATCGCCGCACATGAATTGCTTTAGCCTGAGCAACTTGTCGGCGTCGGCTGGCGTCGCTTGGAAGAGGTCCGTTGAAGGCTCGGGGAAATCAGTCGAGGCCCGTTCATCTTTCGGGAGGCTCGCCCATTCCTGGACGCTCTCCTGGTAGGCCCGCTTCGCCTGGAGGCGGCTGTCGAGATCGCCGAGAACTCCATCGCAGATGCTATCAAGCAACTTGATGTCCTTGACTTTCTTCTTGGCGGCGGCTCTTACTGCCCGATGAAGTGATTCTGACGCTACTCTATCGTGATAGTCCTCACGCTTTTCGAGCCACCCTTCGCGGACGGATCGATCGCCTATTGTGCCATAGGGAACGCCATGCTTTTCGGAGGTTGTTTTGAGGGAGGGTGAGTCAGGGTTGGTGATATAATCTTGCCGTGCGGCGTCCATCTTTTCGGTT